CTTCATTAAGTGTCTGATAGTCGGCACGATCTTTCTGCAATGAAACTTCTTCTGGTCTCCAAAAGAAACCAAGTTGTGTTTGAGTTAGTTTATCAAAGATAGGATACTTAAATTTATCATATCGTTGGACCCCAAGAGGGGGTCCAAAAAACATCTGTGCCTTAGATGTATCATGTTGCTTTGTATTGAATACCGTCATCCCAGTAATTTTATTATCAGATTGCACAACTGTCACAAGTCTCCTCCTCGCTTGAAAAAATGTCGTCTAATAGGTTTGTAATCGCAGTCTTTTTATCTTCTTTTACGTCATCTTTCCATCCAATTGAGTGTGCTGGTTCATCAATTTCACTCTTAGTATCATATGTATTCTGATAATAAGATGTCTTCCAACCATACTTATATGTTGTTAGAAGATCTTGTGCCATGATGCTAGTGGGTACTTCATTATCTGCATAATGCTCTGGATTGTAAGACCAGTTACCACTGATTGCTTGGTCAAAGAACTTTTGCATAACAGCAACGATGTTGATATAACCAGCGTTACCTTGCATATCCCACAGCAATGTATAGTTATTCTTTAGGGTGCCGATCTGAGGAACAACCTGCTTAAGAGGCCCCTTCTTTGATTTTTTAGTGGACAGGTAGTCTCTAGGCGGCTCAATTCCGTTTGTGGCATTTGACACAACGGAACTGCTCTCCGAAGGCATTTGTGCGGACAACGTGCTGTGCCTGAGTCCATAGTTAATAATTCGTCCACGCAAATCTTCCCAATCATATGATAGGTCATTTGGTACTAGCTCATCAACATCCTTCTTATATGTATCAATAGGAAGGATACCATCAGCATACTTTGTACGATTAAAATAATCACATGGTCCCTTATCCTTAGCAAGATTGTTAGATGCTTTGAGAAGATTGTACTGGAATGATTCTGTTAGATCATGGACCATCTTCCACGCTTCTGGATCCTCATACTTGACACCATTCTTAGCAAGATAGTGTGCTAGACCAATGAATCCTACACCAATAGAACGTCTTGCAAGAGTGCTAATACGTGCTGCTTCTACTGGATAACCTTGATAATCAATCAACTCATCCAAGGCACGTACAGATAGGTCACATAGTTCTTCCATCTCATCTAGGTTACGTAGTTTACCCACGTTAACAGCAGATAGAATACACAATGCAATCTCACCTTCACCATCAATGTGTTGGATAGGATCTGTTGGTAGTGTAATCTCCTGACATAGGTTACTCATGTTAACCTTGTCCTTGAATGATGAGTGCTCATTACAATGGTCAATATTCATGATGTAAATACGACCTGTCTCTGCTCTCTCCTTAAGAAGATCTAGGATGAGCTCTTGTGCTCCAATAGTTTTTCTTGGGACTCTATCGTCTGCCTCATATGAAGCATAGAGTTCATCAAAGGAGGGAGTACCAAAAGCATCATAAAGCCCTGGAACATGATGAGGAGAGAATAGACTAACATCCTCGTTAGTGATGAATCTTTCATAAAATAATTTAGAAATTTGAATTGAGTAATCAAGTTTTCTTACACGATTATCCTCAGTTCCTTTATTGTTCTTGAGAACAAGAATGTCCTCTATTTCTTGGTGCCAGATGGGGAAGTGGACTGTTGCCGATCCACCACGGATGCCATTTTGTGTGCAGCATCTGACAGTGCTTTCAAACTTTTTGAGGAAAGGGACAACACCTGTGTGCTGAACTTCTCCGTCTCTGATCTTACTGTTGATGCCACGGATTCTGCCTGCGTTGATACCGATGCCTGCACGTTGAGCAACATAGTAACCAATAGCCATGTCACTACTAAAGATGCTATTGAGGGTATCATCAACATCAACAAGAACACAGCTAGCAAACTGTCGTAGAGGTGTCCTGACCCCTGCCATGATGGGCGTTGGGATGTTGATTTTGTGCTTTGAGATTGCGTCGTAGTATCGTTTGACATAATCCAGTCTATTTTCTGTATACTCTTGGAAAAGAGTTAGAGCAATCATCATGTACATGTACTGGGGTGTCTCATACACCTCACCAGAACTTCTATCCTGTACAAGATACTTGTCACAGACCTGACGCAATCCTGCATACGTAAACAGGAAGTCCCTATCATGGTCTACCCAAGAATTAATCTTGTCCCACTCTTCTTGGGAGTATTTATTAATAATACTACTATCGTATACACCTTTTGTAATACATTCCTCAGCAAGTTCTTTGATATGTGGATGTTTATGTACCCAATCAGAACCAAATAGTTGCTTGCGTAGTGAGAATAGCAACAGTCGTGCTGCCACAAACTGATAGTTGTAATGATCAAGATCAATTAGATCACTGGCAGATCGGATCAAAATCTCTTGGATATCTTTTGTTTCAATTCCATCATAGAATTGGAGACCTGAACTCATCTCCACCTGTGAGGCACTTACACCGCTTCCTAGACCTTCGCAGGCATCTTCAACCATCTTATGGATCTTGTCTAGGTTCAGGGGTTCTACAGACCCATCTCGTTTGCGAACATTAATGCCGTTGCTCATATCTTTTTCCAATTGTTAAATCTAAGGTTTGCTTCTAATCCTTGGTAGACATTAGATTCTACCACAGTTTGCACATCATGTCCAGCAAGGTACATGTCATTGATGTCCTTCTGTTTGATATTATTTGGCCATATTACGACCTTATCTCCTCTGTCAATTGACTTGGAGATTCTGGTGACAATTTCTCTGTTGCGTGGCTCGTTATCATAAATCCAAATATGATCGCTCCAACCAAACGTCCGAATATCAATATCGGACCCAGCCATAGCAACCGTGTTTTTGATAAATGTTGAGTCAAATGGTCCCTCTACAATATAAATTGGTTTATTATAATCCACCCTGTCTTGTCCAAAGATTTTGGGCGAGTCTTCATCAAGCATGATCGTAATATATCGCATTTTTGCCGTAGGGGCCAGCGATCTGCCTTGATAACCGAAGAGTTTGCCATCTTTATCCCTGAACGGGATTATAATACGGGGACTATCTTGCTTTAAGTTATCAAAGGTTTTTTTCTGCTCATTAGTCCAAGCCTTAAACTTAGGACAATAGTAGAAATATTCTAAGTCTTTGATACCTCGTTGCTCTAGATATTCTCTTGCTGGATGTGAGGTATTTAGCTCAGAAATTTTCTCCAAATTGATATTCCCCCTACGAAAATTGGGAGTTTTGAAATCAAATTTTGGATTGGGAACAGTTGTTCCCTTGCCAGTTCTACCTTCTTTAAATTTCTCCATGACATATTGATCATGAAGATGATGATCTTGATCTTTTAGAAAATTTGACAATGTTCTGCCAACACCACAATTGTGGCATTTGTAAACAAAATCATTCTTAATTTTAAAAAGGTATCCTCTTGCCTTGTTCTTATGTTTCTGTGAATCTCCACAATAAGGACACCTAAAATTAAAAAGGTCTGGTTTTTTCTTTTTGAAAAGAACCAGACGAGGTGAAACTAGTTGTATATACTTTACGTCAAGATACGACACGCACTACTGGTTCAGTTGTATCTACTATAGCAGCAACTGGTTGACCTGTCAACTGGGGTGCCATCATTGACTTCAAGATTCTTTGTCCGACAGGACTAACGACGAAAGATACAATACTAAGAGCACCAAAAATAGACCACATCTTCTTCTCCATGAGGCGAAGTCGTTCATCAATTTTTCTGATGTCTCTTTCACAACCTTTTTTAATCTCCGCTGATTGACGATTAACTTCTCTGTGAAGACTTTCTACTTTCTCAAATAAAACTGCGTCAATTCTATCTTGTTTATCAAGTTTTTCATTGTGAACAGCAAGCAACTTCCCCATCTGAATGGAATTATCTTGCAGGGATTCTACAACTCGTTCCAATCTTTCAAGGATGGCAGTGTTGATATTATTCTCGTCCACAATGCCTCCCTCAGACGTTACGAATAGCAAAGTCTAAGGCAGATTGAAATGTAGTAGCATCTTTGTTTACCATATATTGGAATTGTTTCTGATGCTCACCCTCTAGTTGTGCATAACATGCAGCGATTCTCTTAGCAGAGAAGTTATCTAAATTCTGTGATGAACCATCGGAAAAATCAATCTTAGCAAAGTTTGTTTCGCCACTTGGATTAAGTTCCTGTGTTGCCACGTCAAGTGCAACCTGAATAGCATCTTGTCCTTCTTGAATCATATCACCTTGTAATTCTGTAGAGTTGTTTTGTTGTTGTCTTGATAGTTTCTTAGTCTGCGTACCAGCTTTCTTTTTAAAATCAGCAAGTCTTGCTTTCATAAGAATATTCATCTCATCAGACTTAGCTTGCATTGCTTTTTTAGCCTGAGTCTTCTTAGTTTGAAGTTGTTTCTGTGCTCTTAGTTTCTTTTTCTGAGCGATTTGTTTTTGTGCTCGCTCAGTATTAGATGGAGCTGCTTCAGAAATCTGATTTTCTTCTACTTGTTCCTTCATTTTTCTTTTGTTAATACGAGACATAAGATCTTTGGCACCTTTTGAACGACCATCAACTTGATCTTGGTTACCTTTTTTATAACGTCTATGTTGTCGGGGGTTAATCATTACAAATGCTGGTGGCAGTTGTAATGCACTTCCATCTCCAGCTTTCATATCAGGTTCAACTCCTTTAAACACTCGTTATTTACATCATTATTTAGTGATAGAGGAAGTCTATCTAAAAATAATAAAAATGCTTTCATAACAGGCCAATAGTTTTCTTCAATCTTGTAGAAAAGTAGTGGTGTAGCAGCATCACCAAACACATTATATAATAGTATGATATGGTTAAGTATCAGATGTGTTTTAAGCTCCCCCGTAGTTTCATATCTACGGAAGAGCCTTTTAATGTACTTGAATTTTTTGATGTCTTCCTCAAAGTCAGAGTATGTGACTGATTGAGGATTATCATAGTTTTTAATAGCGAAGATAGTCCAGTTATCCTGGTTCAATTCATCAAATTTCATTCAACCTCACTCAGAATCTGCTGCGATTGCGTCGTCATCTTGAGTCTCGTTGGCATTAATGTCAGCGTTAGCAAGAGTAACTAGAAGTTCTGCTTTGTGACGTGTCGCACCACCTGCGTCAGTGTAGGTGAAATAGGACCACCAACCAGGACCGTTGATACCACGAGCTTTGTTTACTGCTAGTGATGCTTCTGTTTCATCAACAAAGACAACTGTTTTTGCTTGTGATGATGCAGCGATGCCGATGCCTGCTTTAGCAAGATTGGCATTGCTGTCAGTTCTTCCGTATAGAGACATGGTTTCTCCAGTAAATAACTTTTAATCTAGATATATTTATACCGCACCCAATCTCATTGCTTTCTTGACCTTTGCAACGAGTTTGTCGTCAATATCATTGTCATTGGATTGTGCATAATCCTCAAGCATTTCAATAGCAAATACTTTCATTTGCTTTTTGAACACTCTCCTCACTAACATGAACAGAATGGGTTTGAATAGAACAAATAAAAATGTCATTATAGAGTTACTTTTTTATCTGCGAAATGTTTTTCTGCTGCTGTTACATAGTCACCTATATTATGATCTGCAACACCATCAAATCTAGTATCACTCTCATCTTTTAACTGAATTGCAGGATGTGTGTGAACGTAACCTGCTAACCATGGAGGAGTTCCTGGTACAATATCATCTCCATGAACAAACCTCATATGCTCAAGGTTTTTTAATCGTTTTCTAAGTCTACGACCACCTGGTCTAGGAGATCCAGCAGTTACTAGTGCAATATTTCTATTACCAGATTCCCAAAGTAAATCAGCAATCAATGTAGCAGTAGCACCACCAAGTGAATGACCTGCTAACACCAATGTTCTACTAGGATCTAAAGCTTCATAACCAATCACTAGTTGTGCTAGTGTCCTATTGGCATTGTTCTTAAATCCTCTGTGACAATCATCTCTTTTAATCATAAACTTCAGATTTGTCACCCAATCTGTAGTTTCATTCGTACCTTCTACAGCAAGAATAGTAAATCCATCAATTGCTCTACTAACTAGAAAGTCTTGCTCATGTGGATAAACATCTCTACAGCATCTAAGTGCTTCAAGTACCACATTTTTTGACAAGTTAAACATATTAAACTCCATAATTATAACGCTACTTATTTTTGTGTTTCCATGCCGTAGCATAGGCAATGGATTTTTCGTCTTTGGTTAGTTTACCGTCTTTAGCGTATGATTTTTTAATGTGTTTAATCATACGCTCATACTTTTTTCCAGGAGGTGCATCCTCCTTGACACCCAATGCCTTGTCTGGTCCCTGAGGAACCCTAGGCATTACCTCAATCTTTGCGTCCTTTACTTTAACGGTTTTCTTTGACTTAATCTTTTCGTATGCTTTCTTATCGGCACCCTCAACATTCAATGTTTTAGGATAATCTTTACTACCTTTCTTAGCAGGAGGTTCACCACGCTTTCTTTTAGCATGGATGTTATCCCACAGTCCTCTTTTTTTACCTTCCGATAGAAATTCTTGGAACGATTTCATTTAGAGCAGTGTATCTATAAATTTATTTATACCTAACGAGTAACTGTAACTTCAATAGAGTTATCATCCATTTCCCACTCTTCATCTACTTTAAATCCTAAAGATTCAATAGTAGTATGGACAGCAGTTCTAACGTATTGTTGGGTGGTACGATCATTATTATATAATTCTGTGTTATTTACAATTCCATCTTGTTTGATGGTGAATTTAATTTTAGACATCAGATATTCCCTGCGTAATTTATTAAAGTTGCGATCAAGATAACTCTCCTACCAGATGAAGGAAGTCTCATGTGATGATTTCCTTCAAATACAATTACTTTATCTTCTTCTGGTTCAACACATTGATCACCAATAAAAGTTTCACCATCACAATCATTCAAATAGATTAACATATTATAATGTGGAAATCTATGATCTATATGTGGCATTGAATACTGAATACCAGTATTAGGATGAGTAGCATTAACACTCATCCTCGTCCACATGTGGTCTTGATGATGAAATGGTATTACACTTTTGTTTGCATCAATTATCTCCTCTAAACAATCAACAAACAAATTACAATGTTTGCTTTGTACTTCTGGATATAACTGATACTCTGGTCTTTGTAGCAGAATATGACTATAAAAGGGGGCATCGGTATGTAACCTATGCTCCCCTCTATAAGTGCTTTCCGCTGATTCGTTTTGTGTAGAACTCCGTTGCCAAACCCATTCAAATTTTTGGTTAAAGACAGTATCTTTAACCATTTCATATGGTTGACCAATAGGATTTTTAAGAACTCTATACATGATCACGTGATATACACGTAAAGCATATCACATAATCAGTCTAGTGTCAATATCCCATTTTCTTTTTCTTAGAAGACTTACCCTTGCCGTATCCTTCTTTCCACATGTCCATGATTCTAGAAGTTTGTTTTGCTGCGGCAGCTTTCCATTCTTCAGAATCAAGGGTATCCTCAATCACATGACCATCAGGTTCGTAACCTGCTTTCACGCAATTATCTACAGTCTTTCCACCTTTCTTCTTGGTTCCTGCAAGCTTGTATCCTTTCCAACAAGCCTTACCATCTAGACCTTTTGCTTTCTCTTCTTCTAGTTCTCTAATCTCTTCCTCAGTCAATTCTTCCCAAGGTTGACCCTCAATAAACCATGTTGTCTCTGTTACTTCACTGAGTTCAGTTAGAATTTCTTCTGCCTGACTCCATAGATATGCTTCAACTTCTTCTTTAGCTGTCTTACAATCAGCAGTAGCGTGATCTTTACTACCACACTTCTTGCAGCAACCTGCTGCTTCCCACACATTTTCCTCTTTCTTCATCTTCTTGCCCTTATCCTTAGGGTTTAAAGAATTTCCTTTAGAGTCATACCCATACTGAGCATCCTCTTTTTTCATCTTCTTGCCCATTGCCTTTTTGATTGCCTTATCTCTGGAACCAAAATACTCATCCTTGCCACTCTCTACCTTACCATCTCCATCATAGTCCTTCTTTGCTTTCTTCTCTTCGTTAGCTGGAACAAGGGTAGTCTGTCTAATCTGAGCACCATACTTAGGCTTTAGACCTTGTGCATTAGTAGGTGGCTCTCCTCCATTAGAGGAGGATTTGGGGTCTTTTTTGCTGCCGTCATCAGCATTTTTCTTGTCAATGACAGGTAGACCAGTTGAACTGTCAAATTCCACAGCAGGGACACTGCCAATAGCGGTAGTAAATGCACCTGAACTACCACCACCTTGCTTTTGACCAGTGGGAATCTCTTCTTCAGCAATAGTACTGTTTTGAAAAGTGTCACCACCCATCCAACGATTATATGCTTCCATCAAACCAGATGAAAAATCATCGTTAGCAGTAACAGTGTTAACGGTTCTCTGTTTATCCATTCTATTTAAATTAAGACAGTCTTCTAGGATCTATTTATATCTCTAATATCCTTTACCCACGCACGAAACATCTCTCCACCCTCAGTAACACAGATAACATAGTTAACACCTGCTCTATGGATAGTTCCTTTCTGTCCTGTAATAGCATTCATTACCACATCACCCTCAGTAAACACCTCTTTCTTACGGTAGTGCTGTCTTACTGCTTGCTCACGTAGTTTCTTAAAGTCTTTCATTATTTAAAATTCTTGGGTAAGTTGTTCTTGATCTCTTGCATCAATTGTTTAGTTGAATTGTCTGTTAGTGCAGTTGGAGTTCCCTTTCTAAAGTTTTCAAAGTCACCTCTAAATGCATATCTCCTTTGATTTGTACCAGAAACTTTGAATGTATCGCCATCAGCATCTCTTTGACCTGATGATTTAATTTCCAAAGATAGGAATGTATATTCTTTTCCATTATACTTCTTTATCCATTCCATGTCCTTAACTCTATCAGATCCTACCACAAAACATACATGATCATATCCCCTCATCATAAGATCTCTAAGGCAATCAACAGGACTAGAAATTTCTTTACCACCTAAAATTCTATTTTGAGGTATAAAGGGGTACATTTTTCTCATGTAAAACAATTTCCTATCAAGTGGTAATGGATTCTTACCTTTATTATCTTGACTCTTGGAAACATACACATAAAAATCATAACCTCTTGCTATGTTAGCAATGGTCTGAAAATTTTCTTGGTGACCTGTAGTTGGAGGATTGAATCTACCAAAAGTAAAGTATGCTTTCTTGCCAACTCCTTTGAGTATGGGATCTGTAGAACCTGCCTTAAGTTTTGAACCACTAACAATCCCTGCCTGAGGAACAATTCCAATAATACTCATACCTGAAATGTTCCTCCAATGAAATTGTTCTTAGAAAATTCAAGTCGGTCAACAAATTTGACCATATCTTCATGTCTATGTAGTACATAACCCTCAGGTCTAGTCACTTCATACCTACCCTCTTTGAGAATATAAGTTCTATATTTTTCTAGAGGATCTAACTTATCAATAACAAGTGTCTTTACATGCTGGATGTCTCTATACAGAGCAATCATTGCTTTGAATTCTTCTTCCTTTGTTGCCAGATAAAGCAAAGTCTCATTAACCAATTGCTTTTTCTGTACAACAACCTTAGGAGTTTTAACTGCTGAGATTAACTTGTGCATTTTCGCATGATAAAACTCAATCAAATTCTTTAAAGTTTCTGTAGGATTTGTGGTAACTTTATTTTCTCTAATTTCTGCATTAAAAAAAGCTTTGATGTATGGAGCAATATGATATCTAGTATCACCCTTTGGATTAGTACCACTACCAAACAAAACCAATTCATCTAAGAATGGACCACATTTTTTACAATTGTTGTTAATACAATTGACCAATTTCATCCACTCTCTTTTCTCAGATGGAGTCAAACCAACTTTATCCATTGGTGTATCGTTATCAATAACAAATACATCAGGTGAATTATTGAACTTATTGATTTCAACACCAGGTTTTGCCTGCATCTCATCTAGGGTAGGACCAACGTAATGAGTATGGAAGACAACACCAATCTTTGATCGTGCTGCTTTATCACTTAGTTTTTTATGTGCTATTGGAATACCATATGTGATAGTATTTGGTTTGAAAATATAATTTCTTTCACCGTCAATGGTTTCTGGTTTCAAATCTCCTTCTGTCCACAAAAGATCTCCTTGAATAACTCCCTTGATACCTAGTTGCTTGAAATACTTTAATGAAAATTTTAATTTAGTTGCTAGACCAGGTTTATCATCATATAACTCATCTATTCCTTGTTCAGAAGCACAGAGTTTAGGATCTTTTTTATTAAAAACTGATTTGGTTCCAACAAAAAATATGCCAGTAATAGGATCTGTTCCACATACCACAGATGGTGCTCCGTCCCATTTTGTTTGAACAAAACCACCTGGTTGACCATCGGTAGGGTTTTTATCTCCAAGCAAACTAAAAATTTCCACGAAGTGACCTACGATTGCTTCACAACCTTTGGTTCCATAATTCAATAGTTCATCTTCAAGATGCTCTAAATGTTTTAGTTGTTTAATATTTGCCATTATTGTATCTTCATGAACACGCAGGACTCATCACTCTTTGATGCTGCATATAGATATAGGTTTCTAACAATGCTGTCCGACACATTTGATCTTTCAATAGCATCAATTAGATATAAACCTAATAGTTTACTATATCTGTATGATTGACTCCTCGTAGAAATTCTGAGGATGTAATCCCTTTCCTCGTCTTCTGTGCAGTTTGCTTTTAAACCATCAGCATTATATTTTTTAAGTAACCTGACAATTTCTTGACAAACTTTACCTACATTAGAATTTCTTTTTGCACAATCATTCCAAATTTTTGTGTTATTAAAGGAACTGTGCATACATCCTGATGGTGGAAAAGCAACATTCAATCCATCAAGAACTGTTTCTACACTACCACCACCTAGACGACCCATGTTAGCAGCAGCACCTTTCAGTTCCATCTGCCAAGATGCAGTAGTATCTCCACCAAAGTTTCTTGCTTGGAATCTGTCATGTGTTCCAGATCCATAGTAAATATAAGCATCCATAGGATACCTATCATCCTCATTTTTCTTATTCATGTTTGCATAGATTAATCCTATGCTTTTAAATCCATACTTTTCTACATCTCTTTTCTGTGCTTCCTTATCTACATTTATAGGAGTTAGTGATGCAATAGGATTCTCAACTTTTTTCAGTGAAATGCCAATTAAACTTTTATCTTGAAAGTGTTGTTGAAGAACTTCATTCAACATCTGCCATGTAGTAATTTCAAATGATCTACCAGTCTTTTTGTGTAATTCTTCTGGTTTAAAATCACTGGATGCCATCCAAATATCAGCAGGATTCCACTTATCCTCAGAGGAAAATTTCTTTTCATTTGAATTACATCTTGCATATGCTTTCGCTATGCTATTTCCTGAAGTAGTAGAACCATCCAGTCCAACACCTCTATAGAAATGGTATTTACCTTTTGCTGTACTACCACCTCCATATTTTTCCCATAAAATATTTGCTCCACGAATGCAAGATCTAACCCAATCTGGTGACATTTTATCAGGCATCAATTCACTTAAAGTATCATCAATATGAATCCATGATGCAGCAGATCTTAGTCCATCTAGATCAATACTATTTTCATCGTGTATAAAGTCACCCAAAACATTAAATGCATATGATGCAAATAAACACTGAGCACACTCAGTTCTTTTAGTTTCTCTAGCACCACCACCAGATCCACCACCTGCTTCTGGTTTAATCTCTAGACGAATAATTTTATTGATCTTACCGTCAGTAGCAGTAATATCTACTTGATAATTTTCTCTTAAAAACTCTGCTCTAAGACCTTTCTTTTCTATAGCATCTCTAATCAGGTTCCCTGCTTGTGCTCTCTTAGCCCTTGGAACATATGTAATAAAATGTAAATATAGTTTACCTCTAGTTTCATCAGGATTGACTAGTTTTCTAATGTCAATATCATAATAAGCATAACCATCCCCACCAAGAGTATCAGCAACGTCATTATATGCTTTCAACCAAGGTCCACTAAGATTATACTTTTTATCAATATGCCTTTGAGCCATAAAAAAAAGAGGGTATGATCCCTCTTATTTATTACTCGTCTTCTTCAGTTTTCTTATTAAATCCAAATGGTGCTAGTTTATCTTCCACTCGTTTCTTCATAGCAACAGCAGCAAGTGACTCCATAACTTTTAGAACTTGCTCTGGTTTAGTCTCAGGTGGCAGTAGAGATGCGACGTACCGATACTTCGGCATGAAGTCGTCGCCTGCTTCAGTGTACTCTTCAAGTGTGATTGGCTTCATGGTTCTTCCTCATCGTTTCATGTAATCTTTCAATTGCTTTACGCATTTCAGGAGTTTCTTCCCACTCCCATGTTTCTTCACGTCCTTTGCTATCAGTTTTCTTAGAAGATTTCTTAGTCATTTTACTTTTATAGAATTTGGATATAGATTTACTTTATCAAAGATAATATTAAAAGAGATACTAACTCTTTCTACATCTAAAGGGTTGCTTGAAATACCATGTTTTAAAAAACCAGGAAACAATAGAATTGCTCCTTCAGGAATTTGCCCAGATAATCTTGGTGCCCAGTGCTGTGAATATAGAACACTTTCATTTATGCCTGGTGTAGGACAATCAAAAAATAAATCACCGCTTCCTTCAGGTTTCTTGTGATAATAGACTCCTGCAATGTCTGCTTCTCCATGATTATGAATGTGACCATAATCTCCCTTCCCAAATAATGCAATCCAAGACTGATAGATATATGACTCCTGCAACTCTCCATCATAATCAGAAGGAAGTTTGAAAATTCCAAGCATGTAGTTTTTTACATGCAATGCAATTGCATCCTTTAAATGCTTGAGACCATATTTTTGAATTAAATTCTCTTGAAATGTGGGGTCAGACAAGCGATGTGTCTTGCCCCACGATTCATTATATTTAAAATCAATTTTTTCCATAGCAGAATTAATTTCTGCTGTAATCTTTTTACGATTACTTACCTCATCCATGTAGATGGGTGTTGGAAATATCTCTTGCAACATCAGCGATCATCAGGACGACGTACTTCAGAGCGAGTAACATTAAACTCACCGCCAGGATAACGTTTCTCTAGTTTCTGCACATTCAATCTAATTACCGTTTCAATATCAACATCCAATGCCATACATGCTTGCATCACGTACCACATAGCATCGCCCAACTCAATAATAAGATGTTCTCGGTTGTCGTCGTTCCAAGGTTTACCTTGAAAGACCATCTTCTTAACAATCTCCAGAAACTCACCAGACTCAGCAGCAAGCCCAACGCCAGCAGTGGTAAGACGTTCAATATTGGCACCTTCTCGGTCAAGTTCACCCAGACGGTCAGCAAGAGAGACAAAATCTTTGGATGCATCTGACGTTACTGCGTCAACAAAATGTTCATAACGTTTAAAATCAATAGTCATACGTTCCACTCAGCAAATTTAGATAAACGGTTTTGTGATTGTGAGAATTGTTCTAAGGTTTCTCCTACCTCTTGTTCATTTACATCCATAATAGATGTACTATCTGCAACATCATACAACCTCATCTTAGATCTGTCAATACCTACCATAAACTTTTTATTACTGGTAAGATCGTTATATCTATTCTTCAGTTGCTTGACCATTATACGTCCTTGAGACTCCAACTCCTCAGTAGAAATGAGAGCGAACATAAGGTCAGCAGTAGCAGGGAGTCCGAAAGACTCTGACGTGTCAGTAAGGTCAGGATCGCTATTCCCATAACCAGAACGAGTAGTTTGAGTAGCACTGACAATCGGTACATTGTGTTCACAAGCAAGACCACGAAGTTCCTCCGCAATCGCTTTAACATACGTATAAGAGTTGACAATCGCACCCTTATACCTCGCACTTGCACATATATTTAAGTAATCAATAAAGATAATATCTGGTCTAAAATCTTTCTTCAATGAAAGATCAGACAAAAGTGATTTAAAGTGTCCTACGTGAGCAGATGCAGTAGGATATTCTTTGATGATAAGTTTACCTTGCGTTTTCCTAGCAATCTCATTCACTTTAGATTTGAACAAGAC